TGGTTCGGTGTAATGACCGATAAAAAATCAGACATATCGAACTCCTTATTTTAAGCTCAGATAGATCTGGCCAAGCGTGGCCTATTTATATTTAAATCTACCCGAACAGGTTGTCTAAATCACCATCCAAGCCTAAGATTCCATCAAACAACGCATTGTCTGGGGACTCTTCTTTGGCCTGGCTGTTTGCTCCACTAGCGGATGTCGGTATATTCCTGACATTCTTCATCTGGCCCAACATGTCATTCTTTGCAGAGGTGACAACATTAGCATTTGCCTGATCACGATTCAAGAGATAGTCAATGTCTTCAAGTGTAAGCACATGTTTTTGTGCTCTTTCTTTAAAGGTTTCAAACTGATCATCAGTCATACCTTTCTTTTCCCTGAAATCATTTTCCATCGCATTTCGTGCAACTTTCTGCTGCATTTGTGCAGCATTAGCTTTCTCATGCTCTACTATTTGTCCTACTCTACGCTGAACAACCTTGTCTACCTGAGCATTCAAGACCCTTGCTGAATCAGAGTCAGGATCTGTCGTTGCTTCATTCGCATCAAAGACAAAATCCTCATCCAATTTCAACTCTTCCTGCACACTCTTAGGAGTATTACCTCCATTTACCAGATATTCACGAACATGTTCAACTAGTCCACTATCGTTTTTCATTGCTTCAAGAACAGGTACAAAAGGTTCTACCTCTTTATACTGATCTCTCAGCTTAACGGCTTCACGGCTACTATCTTTGTAGCGTTTCTTATATGGGTTACCGTCATCATCCCATCCCACGTTATTGGAGCCAACAGCTTCTTGCTGGGTTACCGCTGGGGTGCCAGCTTCCTGTCGGGTTGCCTCAGTGTTATCTTCGGCTATCATGCCATTCACATTGTCTTCCATAGCTTCAAAAAAGCTATCAGAGGAGCCAAAAACCTCATCCTGAGCTTCTTGCTCAGAGATTTCGACTTCTGGGTTGCCTACTGTTTCTTCCATTCTATTCTCCTATACATCAGTTAAGATTATTCTTTCTTCTTACTATTCTGCAAATCTTTTCGTGCAAACTGTAATTCTCTAGCTAAATCCTTCTTTGCAGTACCTAACTCTCTAGACATATCTTTCTTAGTAGATTCTGCCTGAGTACCCATTACATTCTGCAAGAGTTTCTGTTTTGCCTCTGTCGAGCGGTAAGAATCCTTTAGATCACCTTTAACTTCTTCCTTCTTTTTGGTAATTTCCATTTCAGCCTGCATAACCTTGCCTTTGATACCTGCCTGTACAAGTTGTCTCTCAAGAGTCTCAATTGTACCGTCTTTATCTTTCATAGCTTCCTGCAATTGTCCAAGCTGTCCCTGTAATTGAGCATATAAACTCTTTCTCTTTGCTATCTGCTCTTTATTTCTTACATCGGTTTCAGCAAGAACTGCAATATCATCTATGACACCAAACTGTAAAAGTTCCTTTAGTTCAGCAAGATATGCCCACCTATTTACTGGAAGTGTAGAACCAGCAACTATTCTTACATCAAACTTAGCAGCAGTATAATCCATAGATTTACCTATAGCCTGTCCCATGTCATTATAGATTGGAATATTAAGTTCCTGCTCACGCTGTTCCTGAATAGCTGATGGCTGTATGATCCTAAATCTTTTATTTGCACTATAGACAGATTGAGATATTTGCATAATTACTTTTCCTAATTGTCTTAATGCTGGTTCAATGGAATGTTTCATCCATTGCTTAATTCTTCTTGTTCCATATTCATCCAATGCAAGCATCCCCCTGAATGTCTCATGCTGTTGCTGAGTATCTCCCTGCATTGAAGAATATATACCTGCTAAATACTCCATATCTGCTTTTCCCTGCTGAACAACGGTAAAGAAAGCATTTGACAAAGGTGCTGGCATTACTGGAGTAGGAGGAGTAGATCCTGGCCTTACTGGTAATAATGCCCCTGGAGATGAAGAATACTTCTCCCATAACTCTGGATCTATAGAACCTTCTTCATATAACCATCTTAATGAAGATCCTAAAGAAGCATTATGTACCATTATCTGATGTGATTTATTTATCTCCCTTTGTTTACCTACCAAAGGAGCAACTGCAGATACTGGATACGGAGTACCAGTCCACTTATAATGAAATGGAACTACTGGATAATCAGTTATATTCTCTGGATATACAAGCTCATAAAGAAGTGTATCTCCTACAGTAATAGTTTGTTTAATTCTGGTACCATAAAACTGAACACTATCTACAACAGACTGCTGAAACTTCTCATCCTTAAGAAGGATATTATATTCTTTTTCAGATATTACCCTGTTCTCAATTTTAGAAGCCTGAGCCTGAAGCATACTCATATATTCCTGCTCTGCAGACTGTAATTGCTGCTGCATCATATCCTGAGCTTTCTTTAATTCAAGTTCATACCTTTCGGGTATCATCTTCCCTGCTTGAACTGCTTCCTGCATTTGTTTCTGCTGTTCCATAAGACCAACTTCCATCTCAGCAGCCATTTCCTTCATTTTTACCTGAACTTGTTGCTGGATAGCTTGTAACTGTTCCTTATCAGGAGGTATCCTATAGAATACATTCACATAAGAAATCTTTATCTTCTCATAAAGCTCAAACAATTCTAATGTAGGTTCATGTTCTCCAGCTGAATCAACTCCCATATCCTCTGCAGTAGAATCATCTTTAAGGAATAGCTTTTGTTCACTATCTGATATTGATCTTTCAGATACAGACATATCTCCTTCTAAAGAAGAAGATTTCATTATCTTGCGTTTATATTTAGGGAAAAGCTTTACTATATGGCTTTTAGGAAGAACTTTTCTTATTAGAATAAAAGATGCATCCCTAAACATCATATCCCTAGACTTAGGATCTACATATAAATCAAATGGATCTGGCTGCTGGAGAACAACTTCTCCCATTCCATTGTCCATATCAGTATCAACAGTCACCATTATATAGCCCATCCCTTTACATATAGCATCATTTATTGCATTTGAATAAAGAGTGGCTCCGTCCGAAAGATGCCATATATAATCAGAAAGATCTGAAAATACTGCTGCTACATCTGCATCACTACCCTCAACTCCAATTGCCTGCCATCTGGGACTATTAGCAGTCGCATAGAAATTAAGCATCTCAACAACAGGAAGTATCCTATTGATTGTAAATGTAGGCATTCCCTGTTCCTGAAGAGATGTCTTTTCACTACTGGATAACTGCTCATCATGAGCAAACTCATATCCTTTCTGGTTTACATACTGCCACTGATTACGTGTCCAGTTATTAGCCAGATTATATAGTTCTCTTATTTGGTCTGCTTTTTTCTTCTTAGGCATTATTTTTTAGCTTTCTTTCCTTTATGACTCTCCCTAACTGGGTGAGGCGTACCTTCGCATGGTCATATATGGTATGAATCTGCAGGAGCCTTCTTAGGATTCCTGTCACGCTTATCATGACCAAAGATATCTTTTCTCTTCCCAGACACTAACTTATTCTCCTACTTTATAACCTTTTCTTTGACCAACTACCTTATAACCTCCAGTAGCTTTTACTTTTCCACCTTTTTTATATCCCAGCATTCCTCCCATATCACCTGTTCTCTGTTCATCACCCCATGTATGAATCCCACTTCCTTCATCAATTCCACCACCACTCTGTTCACCCATATCCCTGATGTACATTCCGCCACCCTCCATTGTATTCCCACTGCTAGCACCGCCCATTGGACTCCCAGGTACACCAGCAGCCTTTATCGGTGGTTTTACCACTCCACCAAATTGATAGTTCTTTTTCTTTTTTGCCATTTTTTTCCCCTTACTTTTTTTACTTTTAGATACAATCTTTCCTGTTTTATTCATTTGATTAAGTTTATCATATCCTATTTTCTTAGCAGACTTCTTCTTTATTACAAACTCACCTGGAGTTAGCATTGCTGGAACTGTATCTGTATTTTTCTTAGCCATTTCTTTTAGTTATGGGAACACACTTGTTCCCTACTTTCTTCTTACCTGGAGGACAAGTATTGTACTTCTTTCTTGTATCTCCTGTTTTTAGTTTACTTGTATCCTCTACGGATAAATCTTGAGTAGTGATTATATCTGCCACTACTTACCCATTTTATATTTATTATCTTGCTGAAGGAATCCATTCATGATCTTATCTTCAGTAGAATCTCTTCTTGACCTAGAAATTTCATAATTATGTTTTATAGTACCCATCACTTCTTTTTCATCAAGCCAATCCCCTTTTCCACGTTCAACTTCATCACCAGATCGAAAAAAGGATGACCGACGTTCGAATGGAAGCTGATCACTAAGTCTATATCTAAACAGAGGTCTACCGAGCTTAGGCTCTTTCATAAATGAAGAACTTTGATTCCTTCTCAGACCATGTGATTTATAAGCTCTCATCTCAAAATCAAAAAGTGATTTATCAAGATATTCTCTAGGTATATTATATTGTTCAGACAATTCATTTAGACGACTTTCATCCCTCTCTTGTGCTTCAACTTCTTTCTGCTTTAAATATCTTTCATAATCACCTAATTTACTTCCGTACTTACCACGTTCTGATTGTCCATTACTCATAATTTACTCCTATGCTATTACCCAATCCCTTGCTTTAGGTTTCTTTTTATACCAATTACCTTCTTTGTCTTGCCCTGCAGCCATCGGAGGATTAGCGAATTTGACTGCATAGGCAAGAGCATCAATAGTATCATCGTGAGCCATCCTTGGCCCAAATGTTGTTATTTCTCTATGCAGATCATACTGAGTCTTCTTCAGATGTATCTGCCCTATTGAAAATCTTTGAGCTAATATCTCCTGTATCCTATCTCTCTTGCTCATCCTATTTCCTGGCTTTTCTGCCCTATATCCAACAGAGAAGTCATTTCTCCTTCTCATCTCAGAATTTAACGCTTGAAAGATAGGTTTACTCATAGAAGTATCTTCTACTGTAAATAAACTTGGTTTGAAACTTTTTGCATATTGGAACATATAATCTACTATACCAAGCTTATGTTCTCCTGGTATTCCTAATACTGGTATAGACTGCTTTCGTATATAATCAAGTACATAAATATTATTATCTGGAGTTACTGCTACAGCAATCATAACTGAAAAGTCAGAATCCCTTCTGGCTGAATCTGTAGCGGGATCTACACCTACAAATACATTGCATGGCTGAAATCCCTGATTATTGGCATCTATGAAAGAAAGTCCAGTTTCTTCATCCAAACGGAATGATCCATCCCAGTATTTTATATGATCTCTGGTAAATATAGCATCTTCTGCACTCTGCACTTCCATCATGTATTCCTGATAGAACTTCTGTGGAGTACCTGAGTCCTGATAAAATTTCTTCTTTCTCTCCATTTCTTTCATTCCGAACCAATCTGGCCATAGAGGTGTCCCATCATCCTGTAATGCTTTGTATGTTATAACCTTCCAACTGAATGGATCTCCCCTCATTTCTGCCTGCTGAAATCCAACAAGAATCTTCTGTATAAATGCATCATAATGCACTGGAGTTCCATTTATCCTTAATCTTCCTGTTTTAGGCTCAAGGGCTGGAAATACAACTGCTGTAACAAGGTTAGATATTTTAGAACGACTCTCAGGCGTGATAGTATTATTTTCATCCTCAAAATCATCTAATACAATGAGATCATATCTTTTATGTAATTTGGCCCCACCCCTAATCCCAGAAAGATTCGACTTAGAGATAAGCTTGCACCCATTTGTGAGTTCAATATCATCTTCAGTCCACTTCCTACCTTTTAGATCTCCAAAGTAATATCTTACCTTATCGTTATATTCAATATGATACTTAACATAATCAAGATTAGGGACAGAAATCTTTGAACTTGCCGCCACCCAACCATAAAATAATGGCTCTTTAGTAAAGAGAAAATCATGAAGAATACTGCACTTAGTAAGAACAGTTTTCCCATGCCCTCTTGGTAAAATAACTGCCAACTGTCTAACGCTTGGATCATCAACTGCATCTGCTACCTCATAATGAAAGAATGGAGTTTCACTTCTTAGAAAATCATCTGGAAGAAATAACTTGCCAAAGGCAATCAAGTCTTCATATGCTAACCTGAGCTGTTCTTCAGCTTTACTTATATTCTGGGTGTTGATCTTCGCCATATTTCTTCTTTAAGAACTTAGTAAACTTCTTTTCATCCTTGTTCAGATTAATATAATCCCTTAAACTGCCACTTAATACCTGTAATCCAGTAAATAAGTAGTCAATACGTTCATTAACTCCCTTTATTTCACGGATAATATCGTGTTTACTTACAATTTTACCGTTTTTCACGCTTGAATATGCAACTTATGACTTATATATACAAATAAAAACACATTTACTGTTAATATCCACCTAATTAAAATATACTTTTCTCATTCTGGAAGGTATCCATAAGAATATCTTCTTGAGAAACTCCTGTTGCTAACTTACTCCTAGTAATATAACGCTCAAGGTCCTGTAATCCCCCTTCTTCTCCCCATATATTTCTATACATAGCTGGATTGGTTCCAAATCTCTTTAAAGCTTCAGCCTTCCTTACTTTCCAATATTCTTCTGGATCAGTAAAAGATTGTATTGATGGCCTGCCCAATGCATCTATTACCACCTGTTTTTTAGCTGGAGCCGACACTGGAAGATAATCAAACCTATCAACAAATGGAACCTTTGAAGGATTTGGCACTACCTCACCTCTGACTGGCTGATCCAATCTCAAAAGATATTCAGCCCCCATTGCTGGAGTATATTCAATGCCTGCTCTTTCTAAATTCCTTTTCAAAACATCTAAAGCAACTTTATCAGCTTCTAGTTCCTCTGGTCTATGTTCCCAGCGAATATCTTTATTCTGTCCTCTATGTTCTTCGGTAGCATGTGCTCTTTCATGTTGATATAAACGCTGTTCTGATATACTTCGTTCTGGAGAAATACCAAAACTGGAAGATGGCATTACAATATAATCTTGTTCCTTTACATTCGATCCAGGATCTCCTGCAATGCTACCATGAAATGCACGAGCATCTCTAAATTTCTTAACATCGTCCACATAAAAAACTGGTGTTCCTTCAGGTGTTTTATCTAATCTAGTGACTCCATAATAATCTCTTAATCGCTGTAGAGCTCTTTCTTGATATTCCTTTTTATCTACAGGTACTCTCTTCCTAGTATACGTATATTCAGGTTGATGACCTGGCTTTATTATAGGCTCTTCATTCATTACATGTCTTGTTTCTGTTTCAGGTATATGATCACCTAGAACATTAGATACGTAGCGTTCAAAATTCCATCTATTCGATAACTGCTCTTCCTTACGTTCCTTCTCTTTAGCAGATCCTATTTGGATACCTTTAAGCTGAGCTCTTTGATGTAATTTATCTATAGCTCCCATTGTAAGATCGAATATTTTATTTCTAGGTGCCATCCTTTTAAAATACACCCACCCTTTCTATCATAGAATCTATAAGCATATCCTCTGTCTTTGTACTATGAATATATGAGGCCTTAATAGGAACTGGAACCCCTTTCAATTGTTTAGTTGCCGATATCCAACCCTTAGAACTAGTACTTTCTCCGTCCATTCTTTCACTTCTGTCCGCAGTATATTCAGGAAAAACAGTTTCAATAAGCTTTGCAACAGAAGGTGGTACTGATCGTGCTGCTGAACCTGCAGAGTAATCTCTGCCCCCTATTCCCTCATGTACATCAAAATCCTCTGCTATTTGATATTCATATTTATCTTTACCAACCTTCCTTCTCCTTAATGTTGTTTCATATCCAAGAATATTGTAAAGAGCACCATATCCAAACTCGTCTATTTCACCAACGTTTATTTGTTTCCACTCCCATCCCTGATCTCCATGATATTTAGGATTTGTAGATGGTGTCCATACATTAGTCCTCCTAGTATCTATTCCTTCACGGACTATATTAGTCTTCATAGGTTCATCAGCTTTTTTTATAAGTGCCTTCCATTCTTTATCACTAACATCTAATTCTAAAGGTTCACCACTCCCACCTAAAAAGTGAGCCATAAATACAGCTGGTTGAGATAACTCATCCCCTGTAAGTTGAGATAGTAATCCAGACTTATGCAATTTGTTTACTATACCAGGAAGCATTTTCTGCCTAGCCTCTAACGGCAAGTACTTGGTAGTACCTGCTAATTTAATCAACCAGTCTGGTATATTACTCACTTGCTATTTCCTTGGGTCTTTCTACTTCTTCTAACTCTTTATCACTAAAACCTTTAAACTGTATGCCAGTCAATTGTGTAACCCTGGCTGCAGACTTATCCTCAAGATCCAGTATATCTGATAACTTGAATAAAGCTTTCAACTTGGTATCATCCTTCTCAGATGCATCTGCAACTGTCTTTATACCTTCCAGGACAGACTCCTGGGTAATACCAAGTTCTTTTAGTATAGGCTCTAATTCTTTCTTCATAGCTTTCCTTATTCTAGTATGCTTGATAAGTTCAGAACTCTTAAAATTGGCATAATGCGGATCCTTAGTAGGAAATGCCTTTAAATAGGCTTCTACAGGTTGTACTCCAGCTACTATATACTGCACAAACAAAACCTCATGCTTGTTTAAGTTCTCTCTAATTGGAGTTCTAGTATTCTGACCACTGATAGTGTATATATTCTTTCTTCTAGATGAATCCACCTTTCCTGATGTCAGGTAGGTACCAGTGCAAGTGCCTATATATTTGATAATACGGTTCTTACCCTTGGGCTTCTTCATTTCACCAGATCTCAAGACCTCCATATAGCATCCATCATGAGCTTCTATCCATTCACCTACACTTGAACCTTCTATATCACTGGTAATTCTCTTAGCTATATCAGGAGGAAGTTCAGAGTATTCATCATATACAGTGTGAGGTAAGCCTTTAACTTTGTAATGTCTCATATAAGCGCCAGCGGCTATTTAAGTTAGTGCTATATCCGTAGTTCCCATCTGCATTTCATAAAACAGGTCCATATCTTCAATCAAATCCTTCATCTCAGCTCCGTCAATATTATAGTAAACACCTTCTTCCTCTATCTCTTCTTCAATCTCATAGATCTCATCATTCTTACTGCTATACCTGATTCTTAACGTGTATGTTTTCATGTATATAATCTATTAACAAGAATGGTTTAAGTGAAAGTTATTTCCAAAAGTATGTACTTTTCCCTGGAGAGGCAATAGCCAATTTAAGGTTTCATACCTTGCATTTCTTCAGAGCCAGTTCCATTTATAGTCTTAAACTAAGCTCTACCCATACTCTGCTTTATAGCAAGGCTAGTTTCGACAATATCGGAGAAAACTCAAAGAGGTCAATATACCTGTCAATTCAGGAACTCCTCTACAATCCGACTTCTGACCCCTTAGGTAGAACTAATGCTAGGGTACCTACTGGGTGATTATTACTATAAAATAATAACATTGTCATGAGGAATATAGTATAATTATTAGAAATAACCAAAGGTTTTGAAAATTGTGTGATTTTAGTGTGTGGCCTTATCACAGTACCGTACCCCTTATAAAGGGGTTTTAGCTATCGCTTTTTCGTTATTTTTCATTTGTGTTTTTTTGATTTATTGTCTCATTTATTAATTTAGGAGGTCATAATTATGGATGAACTAAGAAAGATTATCAAGGCTGCAGCTTCCTTCTTAGGGCTGCAGAAGTTACGTGACATAAAGCCTGAAGATTTTGAACTCATGGTTGAGTGTGCTTTGATCGATGTACCTGCTCATGAAGCTTGTACAATGAGGCGGAAGATGTCTCGTATTGCTGATACTTTGTCTCAACAGAGTGTTAGAACAGCTGCTTCTAATTGGGCTAACGTAGCGTGGAATCTTAATCCTGACACTGGTTTCAACCAGCGTGTAGGCCGAAGCTATAATCGGTAGGATTTTGTAAGGGTAAGCAAGCACAGGGAACTAAGTGGGGTGATAGCCGTTGTTCCCTGTTATCCCTTTTTATATATATTGTTACCATGTCTGTATACTATAGATATAGGTACTAACTTATACCAAACTATCACAAGATTGAGGTACCTGTAAATCTCAGAAGATATAGATGCCTGAGTAGCCTCAAAGTGACCAATTAGCTCACCTTCAGGGTTGAGGGATTGAAATATCCCAAAATATCCACGGTGGTCACGTTAAGCATTTAGAGTAACCACAGTTATTCTTTATGTGAACTAAGAGTAATGTTATTTAATAGTCCTGTGAGACTGTTAGATAAGCAGTGCAACACTGTACTCTGATGTGATGATGGGAGAAACACGATGATGTTTGCTCCTGCAAATGTACGAACGCATAATGCATGGCTGTATTCCTACAGCAACAGGACATGTAGAATATGTTAGTAGGTACTGTGCCCATCATTACTGACGTTTCATCCTTTACAAGAGATTACCTTGATGTGGTGTAGAGGCTTTAAACTAACAATCTCATATTACAATAGGGAACGAGAGTTCGCTGTGTATGCTTACCCACAGATGGGAGAGCTGTGGTAATATCAATGATAGAATTATGGCTCTTCCAAAGTTTAAATAAACATGAAGGGAGTATAGTATGACAAATACTAAATCCAAAGATGGTTCAGTCACCATACCAAAAGGCTTAAGGCTAGCTTTCTTTACTCAATGTAATGAACTGATGGCAATGATCGCAAAGATGTCAGCTAATCTTTCCCATGTTGGAGAAATAAATACAAAGACTGAAGACATAATAAGAAAGAATACTCTTGATTTTATGGTTACTGTTTGTGTAATGCTTGATATGGATGGAGATGAAATGGTTGAGAGTGTTAAAGATTGTAGTGCTGTTAGTTCTGCAGAGAAAGAAGTGCTTAGTCAAATGATGAAACCACCAACATCTAATTAAAGGATAAGATTATGAATAAAGTTATCCAAGTAACAAAATGGCTTCCTCCATCTGATTTATTATGGTGTAATGGGGAAGCCAAGAGAATAAGTAAATCAACAGGAGATAAATGTAAAATTGTTTTGGAAACCAAAGATAAGAATAGTAGAATAGCTATTAACAGATTTATTAATAGTTAAGTTAAATGAATATGGGTCGCATATGATCCTTGAGATAAACCGAGTAATCGGGATAAAGTTGAAAAGGTCATTAAGTGGGCCTCAGTAAGCGACATGTTTTCGGATGTGTTTGTGTATGCAATCAGGGTATGTGTTATGCTAATGCCAAATCCCTCTGGGTGGTAGGAGTATGATATCTTTGCTTGGGGTAAGTAAGGTGAGATGGAAACATCAATAAGAGAACCTGAAGGTTATGACATAAGGACTTTGATGAGTCTGGTTGTTGTTTCTCAGTTAGTATATGTTGTCTTACCTGTGAAGGAAGATGATAGTTATGAAACCATGTAAGCTCACCATCTAGAGACCATATGAAGTTCTTATGGTATTGACTATTGAAAGATAGTTAACCATCCAACTCGAAGCGGAACTTCAACCTCCCCTGCTTTAACATCTGATTAGTCATAACTTAAACAATGATTACATTAAAGATAAAAGCTTAAGCCTTTGAGCGTGTGGGAGCATAATACTCTTTACCCTTGTAATAATAGGGTGCATGTAGGCCGCAAGCCTATGTGTTCGTGCCGAAAAGCCAGGTTCGGTTCATAACTGATTAGTAGGGGGATACCTCTAAACTGAGCTAAGTAGAAGCGTAGATAACCTATTCGATAGCAGTGATGGGGCATACCCATTGAGTTTGATGACATACTTGTGGCAACATAAGTGGACAAAAGAGATAAGAAATAAGTCTCTCAAAGTGTCATCGTTATAACTGTAATCTCAGGTTATTAATTTTTATATACAAATTTCTGTGGGGATAGAAGGTTAGCAGCTAAAGTGGACAACCTCAGACACCATTACCTGGAAAACTGCCGTTATTCCTATCGCTAAGATAGATAGGGTAGTATAGGTATCATACCGTAGGGACTATGTTTACAATACGTAGACTAGAGCTATTCGGATGACGATTCTATCCCTTATATTTAAACTCTTGAAAGGAGTAATCATGAATAATAGACAATACTACAATGCTGCTAAACATAGATTTTTAATGTTACGGCTAATCAGTGCTTATTGGAAAGGGAGTAATAAATGATACTTAAAAATAGTAGCTATGCTGTAAAAAGTATACTGTTAAATAATCCAATACCATTTAATTCAGAATATCGTAAAGAAGATGGTAGTCTTAAAAAGGGTGCACAACGCAAATGGTGTAAGAGGATGGTAAGAAGAGAAGGTGCAAAGATAGTGAAAATGAGAGCTATTAGAGAGAAACTCAGATTAATAAAAGAAAGAAGGGAACAAAATGTTAAAACTAAATAATGTTCAATTAGCAGAGATCTATAGTCAACTATATGGTGAAGGTAAGATTCGAGTTGGTAGTAGGAATTATCAAAGAATGATGAATCTTAAAAAAGGTATTAGAAAGAAGATTAAATAAGGAAAGGGAGAAAAATGGCAGATAAAAAAGCTGAAAAGAAGATGAAGGAAGAAACAATTTTAATAAGTGAGAATCCTTATAAAGGTACTCAAATGGTAGTTGTCCAGAGAACTATTGCTGGAAAGACTAATCGTGTTGGTAATCCTTATAAGACATCTTACACAGAACATCGTAAAGTACCAAAAAGAAGGGTAAAAGGAGAACAAGATGAATAGTGTATATGATACAATAAATTATATCGATTATGGTTTAATGGGTATAATAATAATATTATCATTAGGATTGCTATGTATATATCGAGACTTAGTAGATGCAAGGTATAACAAAGAACACTGGAAGATTATTGCTCTTAAGGCAGAAGAATTACGAAAGGTACTTGATAATGCAGAAGCTGAGATGGAAAAGAGAGTTGATGCAATGTTTGAAAGAATCAAGAAAAAGAATGCGGAGTAGGTAATGTTTAGTCAGCACCTATTCGTGAATCCTACTCCCTTCATCTAGCTACATACCAGGATGAATGGGTGCTGATGTAATTAACATGGCTTCAATCTATAATTTTAGAAAGAAAGGAAATAATAATGAGTGAATATATAGTATTAGAACAAGAAATGAAAGACATGGCAGATACTATAATAAAATACTTACCAAGAATAACAGTATGTCTTGAAGAAATAGCTAAAGATAGAAATGCAAAGAAAATACTTTATACAGAAATAAGAGATACCAAAATGTCTTATGTGCTTACTGAAGATGTAGCAAAGATAGGTAAGAGGTTAACAGAAGCTGCAGATAAATTAGACATATCAAAATGTATTGCATTAACAAAGGAGGAAAAATGTTAGTAAGTAATTGTTGTGGGGCAAGATTCTATGAACCAGACTATCCAGATAATGATATTTGTACTGACTGTGGAGAACACGCAGGGGCAGAAGAAGAAGATGAAGACGAATTTGATGATGAAAGCACATGGAAAGAACAGGAAGAACATTTAAACTATAAAGAAAGAAGGCCAGAAAAATGAATGAAGAAGAAAATAAGATAGCACAAGCAATACTTATAATAGCAGATGCAATAGATGGACATTCTAAGAGTATTGATGGTTTAGCAAAACAAATACAATGGTGTTTTAGAACTGATTTTGACGAGAATGTTGCAGATACATTAGGTAAAATAAATAATCAATTTGTAAAGTTTAATAGAGCTAAAGAAAGAAAGGCAAAAGATGGATAAAGAAGTAGCATTACTGCAAGATGAAATAGATAAGCTTGAATTAACTAATTGTGAAGCACAGCACAAAATAGAAGATCTAGAACACAAGATCCTTGAGATGAAAAAAGATGAATATGACATGGTTAGTGCAATAGGTACGGTGAAGGACTTATTGAGAGGATACTAAATGAAACCTGGTATACCTCATGGTACTACGTGAGGTGTACTAATAAACAAAAAGGAGTAACAAATGAACCTAGTAACAATGAAGGTTAAAGATGTAAAACCTAATAAAGATAACCCACCAGTGAGAACAGATAGAAATAATAAGTTTAAAAAGCTTTTAACATCTGTCTCTAAGTATGGTTTGATTAGTCCCATAGTAGTCTCAAGTAATAATGTACTCATTAATGGCAATAGAAGACTTGCTGTACATAAAGACTTAGGAAAGAAAACAATCAAAGCTATTAGACATAACTCAGAATCACATTTACGTTTTGATGAGTATTTTGTTGAGAGTAATGTTGTAGAAGTAATTTCTGGATCTCAATGGGCATGGAGATATCTTAAAGGTGCATCAGTTCCAAGTAAATTAAGAAGTATATTTTCATTCTTAAAGACAGTTGGTGGTGAAGCATGTTTAAAACGCATGGTAGAGCTAAAGAAATCACCAGTGTCTTTTGCAATTGGTGTAAGTATGTTCAGGAATTATACTGGAAATATGAGCAATACGATGGCAAAGAAAGTAATTTATTGGATGCTCTATGTTGATTCAGCATATAGATTAAAATCTCTTATAGGTGAATATGTTCCTATGCAGATATTAGTAAATGCTATCAAAGAAAAGAAGCAAATCGTCCATACTGGCAAAGGTTGGACACTTAAATAAAAAGGAGAAAACATGAGAAAATACCAACAAGGTGATGTTCTATTTATCAAACAAGATGATGTCAATACTAATAAAGGATGGAATGTTACTACAGAAAAGAAGTATGGTTCTAATGAAACGGTAAATTGTATGAAAGCTGGAGATCTAATGAATGGATATCATTCTACAGAACATGAAACTGCTTATGTTAATGGAAAAGCTAAAGGTAAGAAATTAACAGTTGCTCATGGTGAAGTTACAGGACATTCTCATTCATTTTATATGGATAAGAATCCTCCAGGTGTAGAAATAACTGCATTTGGAAGAACACGAACACGAGTAGGTGAAGTACCTAGATTCATAGATGTTCAAGGTTCTGCTACTGTCAATCATGAAGAACATAATGCTCTTACAATGCCTACTGGTTTGTATGAAGTAAAGATAGTAAAGGAGTTTGATCATATAGCTGGTATATCTAGAAATGTGATGGATTAATGGCTATCTATCAAGCAGTTGAAGAAGGAGTGGGAAGAAAGCAAAAGCTTTTTGATCTTCTTAAAGAAGGTAAAATAGGTGATCTCCAGACCTTCTATCCAGGATATGGATACAGATTTAATGCATTTGCATTTATAAAAGTAAGTAATAAGACTTTAAATGTATATGCATATGATAGATCCTGGTATGAACGTGATCATCATACAGTATCAATAGCAAAAGTTACAAAAGATGGCTTACATATGAATGCTTATCGTGGAAGATGGAGAAATCAAGGTCATCATATTGGTGATTATGCATATTGGTTTAGAGGTTTCTTGAATCTTGGAATGATAAGTAATGTCAGTTTAAGACATCTTAGGTTATATACTTTAATGAATTGTAATGGAGAAGAAGTTGCAACTTACTTTCCTTTAAAGATTGACTGGGCTGGTAACTTGATAGGTAGAATTCCTAAAGAGGCTATAAAGAAAGCTGCTGATGCTCATACTGAAGATAGAAGAATCATAAATAACAGTGCTAGATCTAATTACCAGAATACAAGAGTAGTTCGTTTGATGAAATTAGCTAAATCCACAGATAACTGGGATAAGTTAAAGACTTCAGACATATTCTGTTTAACTAATGTAGCCAAGAGAACAGAACTCATTGAACATTTTGGTATGGATAAGATTCTTGGAACCTTAAATCATGAAGTTGTGAATAAAGATGAAATTGATGGAAGAAAGTATGAACTTCTAAGGTTTGCAATGCCAGATACAAGAAGAATGCAAGGTCAGACTGATAGGACTATTCCAATTACAAGACCAGTAACATATTTGAAGATGATTAATCCTTCTACAGGTGAAAGTTGTGTTGAAGGAGTTCCAAACAATAAAATTGAATGGAAAACAGAAATCAATATGAATACTGTTAGAGATGCTCTTGCTTGGAGAGATGGTGATGATACATACAATGTACCAGTTACGTTGACTTAAATGAAGGGAGGGAGTAGGTAGAAAGTTTGCTTACTCCCTCAATAATCCTTGTTTAAGATAACGTTATTGTGTATATTCCAAGACTAAATAATGGATGAAGACAGGATTTGCAGCCAAGTAATACAAATATACCTTAAATTATATTTAAAGTATAAAAAGGTTGGTGTTGGTAATAAAACTCCTGAAGGACATTTAGTCACAAAAGAAGCAATACAGAAGTTCTCCAAAAGACTTCAAAAGTACTTAGCTTTACAATAAAATAACCCAGATAAATAGCTCTCTATGGGCTATCTATCTCTAAAAATAGAAAAAAGGAGCAAAAATGAACAAGATTCTCATGTTCGATACGGAAGCAGGATCACATACATTGGGAGGTGAACTTGATATAAAAAAGATGTTCAACTGTCCAGTATTAAAACCTTCTACATTTGATGCTTTTGGTAAAACTATCCAAGAGTTATTTGAATTAAAAGAAGTAGTTGTTAAAAAAGATATTACTGATACATTAACTATAGATGAAGTTCAGCATCATACTGTACCAAAGAATGGTACAAATATAGATACAGTAATCATTGATTCATTCTCAGAGTTAGCTAAGAAATATCAAAGATCTTTAACAGATAAGAATGGAATGATGCAGATGCAATCTTGGGGTAAGTTAAAGAATACATTAGATAAAACTCTTGAATTTCTTACCAAGATGCCTGGAATGCTAGTAGTGACATGTCATAGTAAGGTTGAACAATTAGAAGATGGCAGAACTAGGATTAAACCATATATAGATGGTAGTACCAAAGATGATATGAGTAAATGGTTTGATTTTGTATTCTATACATATACTAAGAAGAATGGTGCTAAACAGGATTATATGTGGAGAACTGGACATACTGAAGTATATGAACATGCTAAAGATAGAACTGAATTACTTCCATCTGACATGAAACAAGATTTTCAGCCAGTAATTCAAGCTGCTAGAGATAAAGGATTCAATAATGTAAGAATTCTAATCATTGGTAGCCCAGGTACTGGAAAAACAAAGAGTTTATCAACATTAATAAATAAAGGAGAAGAAAATGGCAATTAAAACAGTAACTGGTGGTGTAGGTGGTGCTGATTTTACACCTGGATGGAAAGAACTAACAATTAAGAATGCTAAATATGGTACGTATAATACTAATAAGTATATTGATATCTGGTTTGAAGATTATCCAGAAAACTTAAACTGTCGTGCATATGAAGCTATCAACAAACAGACTAAAGAAGAATTTCGTATTGCTAATTGGTTCAAGTTTGCTAATGCTGGTATTCAAGAAGTCATAGATAATGGTTCTAAAAAGCCAGTAATTACATATGATGATGACCCAGGTAATTTAATAGGAGCTAAGATCAATGTATTCTTTTACAAAGAAAAAGGTAAAGATAGTGATCGTGAGTATTCTCGTATATGGCGTGAACCTGCTCCAACTGTAATGGAAACAGATCAAATGGTATATACTGAAGGAGATTGTATTTATTGGATGAATAGAGCTGAAAGAAGCTATCTTAACTATAAAAGCGTTAAGAATGGTGCATCAAGTTCAATGCCAACAGATAAAGCTTCAAACGAAGTACCTTTCTAGGTTAACACTGAAAGGCTGGCAATCGGTATATTAGCCAACCCTAATTACCCACAGCTTTGTCAGCCTTTCTCCTACTTGGAGATATTATGATATATGATTACATAGAAAAGTTTGCAATAGCACAATCTATTTTAGGAGTAGATAAAACTATTGAAGTAAAAAATAGAGTTATAGGTAAAATGCCTTTAGCAAAGGCTGAAATACATGAACTTGATAAGATAGTACGTATATTAAGAAAACAGTATTTAAACTCAAAGTTTTTTAAAGGTGAAAAAAAAGGGAGATAATAAATGAAAAGACCAACAGTAAGAAAACACATTGAAAGTATGATTAAATGGTATTGGGACAATAGAAAAGTAAGTTTCCGTACTAGACATATACAAGGTCTCTCTGAAAGAGGAGAACAACTATTTGGAAGAAGGTTAGGTTCTCCATCTACATATGATAGAGTGTTCAGAGAAATGAAGGCTGATAACTTAATCAATGTGAGAGAAAAGAAGACTAATACCGATTCTATATGGCATTTGGAGGGACATAAGTTATGATATATAAAGAGTTTGCATTTTCACTAACAAACCGTCATCACTTCTTTCCTCCAAGTAAAACCTCATCCTTCTATAACATAGCTTCAGATACATTCATGTCCTTATGGGATTATGATGAAGATGTAGTTGAATATGTGAGAGAGAAGAAGAGTCTTTCTGGTTATAGAGGCGTATTGTATATGCCAGATGAGTTTATACTGGATGTTGATGGAGCTAACTTACAGCATGCTAAAGATCTAACTTTAGGATTGTTGCAATTGTTAGATGTACCAACTCAAGTATACTTCTCAGGAGAAAAAGGATTTCATGTACATATATCCAGTTCTGCTTTTAAGTGGAAACCATGTCATGATCTCAATTTAAGAGTAAAGCATGTATTAAAGAATAAAGGTGTATATGAATATGCAGATCCTCTGGTAATAGATAGAGTAAGATTAATCAGAATTCCTAATACATTAAAGATACATTCTGGATATTGGAAAGTTCCAATTAAAGAAAGTGAACTAAGAGATATAGATGAGCAATGGTTAGACTTAAATGCTTCAAAGCCAAGAGATAAGTTTGACTTTAAAGAGATAGAAACTGATGCTGTGTTTGATGTATCAGTATCTTTACCAAAAGCCAAGTTTGTATCTCAGAGTAGGAATGCTACATCTAATGAATATGTATGTATTCAAAGGATAATGGAGACTGTACCTCAAGGATTCAGGCATAAAGCTGCACTAACCTTAGGATCTCATTTAAGAATAAGATTTCCTGAAGATTCTGTAAGAATATTTATGGAACATTGGAGAACTAAGATATCATCAGATGAACATCCATTTACTGAAGCTGAGATGGATCAAATACTACAATCAGTATATAATGCTAATAATGGAGAAGGATATAACTTTGGATGTCATTCAGAAGTAAAGGATAGACTTTGTTCTTCAGAGTGTAAGCTCTATAAATCAAAGAAAGCCATAGGTAACTATGATGTTAGTGATTTAGAACAAGAGTTAATAAGATTCTATACTAAAAATGATGAACCATTAGATATAGGTAAGATATATCAACAAAGCTTTCCTATATATCCAGGTGAAACATTATTACTGACTGCTCCTCCAGAATCTATGAAATCAATGCTTATATTCAATTGGCTGTTAGCTTTTGAAAAGAAAGCATACTTCATGGAGTTTGAAATGTCAAGAAAGCAAGTCATTGAAAGAATATCAATGATACATAATGGATGGAACAGAGAATATCTACAGTCTCATTATAAAGCTGGAAAGAATGGACTTCCAAGTTTAAATCATATTAAGTTTGATTTTGAGCCATGTTTTCCATGGGAGATTCAAAAGAAGCTTGATGTATTGAACTTTAAACCTGAAGTCATATTCATAGATCATTGTGGATTAATGAAATCCAGGTTTAGAGATGAGATATCTAAAGATAAGGATATATCTGAAGGTATAATGAATCTTTCTAAAGATCTTAATTGTATTGTAATTGGTATATGGGAGTTATCTAAAGATGCATTCAGAAATGGAATAGATGTAGCAAGTCCTTCTGGATCATTTAGAGTTTCCTATAATGCTAATAAGATACTTGCATTAAGACCTATTAGAGATGGTAGTGGTTCAATAGAACATCTTGAACTTAGTACATTGAAGAATAGAGAACAGGAAAGATTAAACTGTAGATTGGATATAGATCCAAAGAAGAATGGGAGAATCTTATGATGCAAATAACTAAATGGCTTTCTCCAGATCAAACGCCATATGGAGAAAAAAGAACACTAAGACAATGGTGTGAACAAGAATGCAGAGATATAGAAAGAAGAACTGGTAGAAAATGTATCATTAGAGAAGAAGCTGGTGGACGTATAGCTGTATTTAAACTTAGAGAAAAGAAAGGAAAAAGAAATGAATGATTTAACTCTTCACTGTGGTGCACAGAAAGTACTTCTCAGTGATCTTAGTAAGGTTCCATTACCAGAAGAAACCAGAACATATAAACCAGTTTCTCATTTTGATTTAGTTGCAAACACAACTAGCATGGGAGATATGTTCCTTCAAAACCAAGGATATGAATTAGAAAGTCAGAATTATGCCCTTGGTAGAAAAGGAAAACATATGTTCTTTAATCTTAACTATAAGAAGCTTACAACTACTGGTCAAGACACTACTGGCCTAACCATAGGCGGAAGAAATAGTTATGATAAGAGTACTACAATAGGAATAGCTGTAGGAATGCGTGTATTTATCTGTGATAATCTTGCATTCTCAGGTGATCAAGTTACATATCTCAGAAAGCATACTGGGAATGTATATGATGACTTAGAAGTTATTCTAATGCGTACTATGAAGAATGCTGATACTGAATTCAAAAGGATGGAATATGAATCTAAAGGTATGAAGAATATAAGCCTAACAGATAATGAAGCTTATAGGAAATTAGGAGTACTCTTTGGCAATGATATTCTCACTCCAAGACAACTTCCTGTTGTAAAAAAAGAATGGAAAAAGCCTCAACATGAAGCATTTAAAGAGAGAAACATGTGGTCTTTCTACAATGCATGTACTGAAGCTTTGAAATCTTCTCCTCCTAAAGATATTCTAACACGTCATACTAAACTACATAAGATGTTGTGTGGAAGAGGTGGAACAGGATTAGTAGCATCAGCTTAGAACTTTATAGAGGGGTGGAATTATCTGCCCCTCTAATTAAGGAGAAATGATGGTAGTAGTTACAGTAAAATTAACAGAAGAAGAAATTGATGCAATTCTTATATACATTTCTAAAGGTGCTACATCTGATAGATCTAAACAATTAAAGAAGGATTTCCAGGGGATTAAAGACTGGATAGATGAAGCAAAAGAAAGAAGAATTGCTGAAATGAAAGGAGAACCAAATGATAGAGATAATAAAAGTTGAATTATTTATAATAATGCAGATAGCTGTAGGGTTGATTATATATACTCTATGGAAAGCGAGAAAACAAAATGATACAAACAAGTAAATTAAAGAAAGCATTTCATGATGAAGGATTGCAATTACCAATCTCAACAATTAATATTCTTGATGATAAAATAAAACGTATTGTCAGCAGATGGATTAAGAATACTAAAGATGGTAATGTAAAGAGATTAACTCCAGAATTAGTATGGGTTGCATATGGTTCAAAAATACCAAATTGCAGCTAGAAAGGAAGTAATATATGATATTAGAAATAGGGAATTGGGTGAAAGTCAAAGATGATGATGAATACTATGAAATATTATCAATCGATAATGAAGCAGCTCAATTCATGTTAAGTGACATAACAGGTCATAAGTATGCAGCTTTTAAAAGAGAAATAGAAAGAGTTGTTACTAATGAAGAACTATATGGATATAAAAAGGAGAAATCAAATGGTAAACAAAAAAGTACAAAAAAGTGGAAAGAAGGATGGAGAGAAAGAATCAACTTCAAAAAAGACAAAGGAAACTAAATCAATGGATCTATTTGAAGTAATGGATGAAATCTTAAAGATTAAAGATCAGATAATATCTGTTAAAGAAGATATGATTAACATATCTGATAGTCTAAGAAATAGATTGGAAAAACTAGAAACCAGGATAGGTATGCCAAGATGAAGTCATATAGACCATTACCAGACTATCTTACAATTAAAGAATCAGAGATAGATGGTCTTGGTCTATTTGCCACTGAATGTATAAATCCAGGCATGGATATAGGAGTAACACATATACATAGATGGGAAGATATTGTACGAACTCCACTTGGTGGTTTTATTAATCATTCTAAAGAACCTAACTGTGTACTTGTTAGGAAAGATAAAAGTTCAGAATCAAGATTAATGACAATTAAACCAATCTTAAAAGGAAAAGAATTAACACTTAAATATGAAATGTACGAGGTAAAAAAATGATACACATAGAAATGAAAGATGACTACACTCAAACTACATATTATTATGGTTCTGCAAATGGTAAAGATTTTACAGTTGTATGCTATTATGATAGTAATGCTGATTATTGGGAGATTAAAGAGATTACATGGACTAATGAAGACTTAAGTACATTACCTTTAAGTAAAACAGAAGATAAGATTAGAGATTTTGTAAATAAATGGTTATTCGATAAACCAAAGGAAGAAGAGGAAGCAAATGGGACTGTTTAAAGATATAACAATAGATAATGACAAGTTTGATACTATAGTCAATGATCTAGACAATCACACAGAAACAGATGAAGAATTCTGTAAGGTATTTACAGAAAGAGTATTCAATACATTCGGATGTAAATATACTAACAAAGGTGTGGTTGAAGAGTATGAAGATAGGTATGTTGATAATAAGATTAACATACTCAAAGGTAAATAAGTTTTAGGGGATAGAATAATAAGATGAATCGTAAGTGAAATCTTATTGTTTGGTTGGCACCGATCCCCTATATATTATGAACAAATACACCGATGAATCTAAACCTTGGACACGTATCGTGAGGGGAAGATAAAAATGCTGACTAGTGTCTATAAACAACACACGGTTAAGAAAGCATTCAATGTAACTGCAGTTATAGAATGTAATCTAGGGGCTAACATTTGTTCATTTAACATAGAAAGGAATAACAATGGCATCACCAAGTAAAGCAAAAGGAAATAGATTTGAAAGATTAGTGGTAAATACGGCTTCTAAGGCAGGTTTACCATCTAAGCGGGCATATGCATCCAATGGGATGTCTTTAGGGCTTGCAGAGGACGTAGACTGCCTTGTAGGTGGTTATAAGGTTCAATGCAAAACCAGGGCAAGGATAGCTAAATGGATTAAAGTTCCTGAATCCTGCGATGTTACTGCAGTAAAGGAAGATAGAGGAGATACATATATAGTAATACGTTATGAAGACTGGTTAGAACTTATTAATCTTATAGATAGAATCAATAAAAAAGGAGGATAAATAATGAAGATACCTGATCATGTTAATAATATAAATTATGGTCTAGGAAATTATTTTCTTGGAGCCTGGATAGGAAAATCTAAAATAGAAAACGAATATCAAAGATATATGAAACTAAATTTTTACCCATTTATCTTTATGTTCATAATTGACAATGTATCATCATGTCTTAGAATGCACATATTTAATTACATTAAAGTATCTTTAGCTATTGAAATAGAATAGCTTATTCAAAGTGACGGAAAGAGGAAAGTATTTCTGCAGTGGTATATTTAGATTTCTTTGGTTTTTTCTGTAATCCTATGGCCTTCCTAGATGTCTTTATCCAGTCACTTGGGTAAAGAGCAAGCCAATGTCTAAGTAGATCCACTCCTCTTCCGTCACGTAATGCAGGATAAATCTTATGCTTAAATCTACCATACTCTGTACTGTATTGATAGTCAGTATATCTTCTACTATCTTCAGTATCTTGAGTATAGTCTACATTACCTAATAACCTTCGCTTTAAAGGAGTGTCAAGTTTTATTAGTCCACTTGTAATGCTCCAGTATTTTAGATGTCCTACACTAGGACCTGTAACTTCTGATAACAATCCGAATGTTGCCTTTTCTTTACTTCCTTCTTCAGTAAGATCTTTCTCAATCCTGTATAATCTATTTATAGTTTCATTTTCAAGCATGTTATTTAAATCAACATTTAATAATATAGATCCAAGTTGTATCATGCCAAATAAGCCTGCATATCGCATCATATACTGCATTTCTGGGGAATCCCAAGCTCTAGCCTTTATAGATTGCCCTGCTCCCTTTAACTCCCTTATATGAGTTTCTAAAAGACTCATAGGGTAATGCATTAAATGAAATGCTACTTCCTGTATAAGTCCTTTCACAGGACGTTTTACAATAGCTGTTTCTCCAACTTCATCAACAATAAGACCATCTCCACGAACATACTTACTTTTAGCAAATGCAGCATATTCATATGCCCATCCATTTACTGATTTTAATGCAAAGTTTTTAGCAAATCTTTCTCTTTCTCCTCTAGATAGGGCACTTGTATCTTTTAATTCCATATATTTATTGATAAATGAAGTTCGATGCATAAAATTTCTTTGACCATTTTCTGTCCATCTATGAAATGTTAGTAATCCACCAAGAGTTTTATTTCCAGCCTTTTCTATCATATCTCTTACTCTGGTATCTTTATAATAATATTCTTGTTCTCTTTCTCTGAATACTAAATCACTCCTACTATATTTATCCCTGCCAACAAGACCTTCCATTAAAATAGCACTCTCTTTTGGTGTAAATAAAAAGCCTGCTTCCGTTGCTACCCTATCATAAATAGCCTTAATTTCAGGATCCTGGTAACCTCTTTTTGCAGCCAAGATTGCTCTTGGTCCTACTTTAGATGCATAGTGCAGCACACTGGCAGCATTCTTTATACCTCCTGTAACATTTAAGCCCATAGTTCTTGCTGTTTGCAAACCATTGATTGTTCGTACCCAACTATTTACCCATTCAGGTCTTTCAGTAACACCTTCTGGATTGGCAACTGAATATTCTTCAATTATAAAACTTCTCAATCCTTTTAGGAATGCAGTCTCTCTATTTGGAATGCTCTTCATTGCCTCAAGATATGATCTTTGTATATGGAGATTCTTATTAAACTGTACTGCATCTCTAGAATATTTCTCTAATATCACATAAGGATCTTGATCCCAGAGAAGATTCAAGTGACTACTGCCTGCCTTTACATTTTCTGGCATTTGGCCTACTTTACTCAAAAGCTGGTCAGAGATTGTATTTAATTTTTCTAAATGGTTAAGAACATCAGCTCCAGTCTTGCCTGGAAGAATCTTTTCAAGACTTGTTCTGATATCATGCATTGTTTCAAGTGTTATCTTAGGATAATAATCTCCCCTCGCTATTCCTTCCCTAATTCTTTCCTTTGCTGCTTGTATTCTGTCTACAATAGGCTGTCTCTGATCAGAAAATCTAGCATATTTCAAATCAATAACCCTTATTAATTGATCTAATGCTGACATATTAACCTTACCTAAATCATCCAGCATTACATGTGATCTCTTAACAGCATTAACTATATGAGGATTATACTTAATGGTTTTCTTTACAAATGTATCTGGATCAGTATATTCATATCCTTTACTCTCTGCAATATCTAATTCGGAATCAAGATAAATTCCTTTATCATTCTTTAATTTCTTACTACGAAGTTTTACAAGTTGACGATATTCATTCAACAATTTACCATTATCAGATCTAAAGAATTTTTCAACATCAGCATGAGTTATGACTTCAAGATTCTCATCCCTTGCATCAAAAATCCTATCTCTCAATTTTCTAAAATCTTTATAACTTTTATTACCAAATATCCTACTTCCCTTGCCTTCACCTATATGAGCCTTTAAAATTATATCTTTAATATCCTGTAGAGATGATTCTACGAAAGATATCTTATTTCTCTCATAATTTTTAGCAGATTCTAAAGCTGATAAAAACTTATTAGAAGATGGATCTAATCTTGCAAGACCTCTGGGTACTGTAAAAATACCAGCTATATTTCTAAACTTTCCACCAAGATCTTTATTAAACCCATCAATTCCTACCTTTAACCTTCTTAGCTGCCTATCAGTAAAATTCTGTTCTTTTACCCAGGGAAAATCTAAAGTATCTCTTGCAAAACCTTCTAAGCCCTCTTCTGCCATCTTCATATCAAAAAATCCACCTTTTTTTGAATACCGATTTTGAATATTCTTCTTAGATACCCAATAATCAAGTACTCCTAACATTCTCCTGGTATTCTTTTCAATATCTACAGAAGCTGACTGAACCTCATTACATCCTACTGACATTATTACTCCTAAAAGGTTTTAAAATTTGATACGTAGGGTAGGGCACCTTTTTAAAACAAGTTTGAAAATTTAGTATATATGAGATAACTTTTTCGTTAACTTTCATTATACTAACCACAGCGACCATCCTTGATAAGCTCATATTTACCATCTGGTTCCATTGTTCGTCTATAATTATAATGAATGCTTGACTTACCTGTATGATCAAATCTTCTTATCATTTTTCCTCTCCCAAGGAAGAAACGCTGTCTATATTTACTAAGAGTTGGACTATGATACCAATCATTCATCAATATATCTGAAGTAGAATCTATAAGTTTATCCCAATCAGTAGGACCTTCTTTTCTCATTCTATTATAATCCTGAGTTCTATTTTCAACATGACTTGTCCTACCATCATATATATTATTCATATCTCTTACTGTACTACGCATTAATATATCTGCATCGTGATTAAACCTAGCTGCATTAGTACCACTAACTTTATGAGGTCTACCAAGCCAATTATATACTGACTCTATAAGATGTGTGTTCGCTTTATAGTAAGGCATTTCTAAAGGACCATCCTTATAGTATACATTTCTTTGTATCTGAGGTTGTATTACATAATCAACAAGATCTGCAAAGTTTTCTGAGTTCCCATGCTTAGAAAAGAATCTATCTATTGCTCTCTCCGTAAAGATATTATTCCTATAATATATTTCATTCTTGTGTACAAGATCTTCTTTTACAGCTTCTCTTGTCAAACTATAATTATTACTTACAGCCCTTCTGAGATTAGTTACATCCTGTATAAAATCATTAAGCTCAACAGTTCTAGTGTTCTCATTATAAAAATACTCTGCATTCAAAGAACCTACCCTTGTAACCTTTGCAAGTGCTCTGTTCCACTTAGCTTCTCCATCATTTATTGATACAAACTTTGCAGGTCTTTTGTCTATAATATAAGTACTTCCCTTTAGAAGTCTAGTCCTTTGTTTCATGTTAACAGTACCTACATATTCAAGAGTCCCCATGTATCGTTGTATACCACTTTTAGACTTCAAGTCATCCTTACTAACTTGACCAGCTACCCTATAAAGATTTCCATTTAAATTCAGAGCTCTATAATCCCATACTGAATTATCTTCAGACTTTGGTATGAATTTCATTACCAAATCTGAATCTTTTCTAAGAATAAGATCTTTAGCCAACTGTCTATCCAGTACATTTACAACCTGATTTGTTGTCGCAATCTTATCTTCAATCTTCTCTATCTTATTTGCATCAGGAAAGCTTTCATTATTTAAATGCCTTAAAGCAGAAACAGCTTTTTCATGCTGACTATTAGCTAAGAATCTTAATATCCCACCCTGGTTTGCATTGAAAACACTCTTCCCTGACTTATTAACCTCCATGAAAGCCATATCTTTCTCTATAACTAAATCATATTCAGCATCAGTAATGTCACCATAAGACATCATGGTTTCAACTTTTCCTTTAAGATTTTCATAGTGCTTAAACATTGTAGCGTTCTTTTTACCTGATTGATACTTTGCATCACTTGTATAGAATACAGGATTTTTAACGACCTGATCTAATACATAACCACTCATGCTGCTTTCAATACCAAGAGTATTTTCAGCAGTAAATCTTTGAGTTGCTTGAGAAGTAGGTATAAAACCCTTTTTTAAGCTACTCTCTACATCCTTTATAGAAAGAGTTCCTTTTCCAACATCTCTATAGAAAAATCTTATAACATCAGTAATCATATCATCAGCACGAGAACCCTCACCTCTTTTTCTTATAGTTCTAGCTTCACCAATAAGTGACTTAATTAAAAACTTATCAGGATTCTTAAAAAATGATATAATCTCATCTCTATTATCTCTAAGCTCTTCTGTTGTTGGACGTCTTTTATTACCTACCTCATATACATCGTTATCTATTCTTCTTGCTTTGCTAAGAGTTCTATGCATGATATCAAACATCCGTCTTTCCATTGAAGTCAATCCAAATGTAGCTGTCTTGTTTTGTCCTCTAAGAAATCCTCCTCCTGGATGATGTGCACTAGGCTTATCCATATTTGACGGACGTAATCCATATATAAAATAACTTGCAAGCCTATCAAGAGTATTTAATTCAGTTGTCCTCTGCCATATATCTGCAGAAGCTTGAAACATTTCACCACTTCTCTGAAAAATACCCAATGCATCGTCAGTACTCTTCAGAAGGTCATAATTCTTCTTGTTAAAATCTTCCTTTACAAAAGACTTTCCATCTAATTGTATTCCTGAATTTAAAAGATAACTTAAGGTTCCTTTCCTTGATATTACACCAGCTAAATATTTTTTCTTTTGTACAACATTGTAAGCTACCCTATCAAAGCCTACATCTCCTACCTCTGTTCCAGCAACACCAGTTTCTCCAAATCCAAACATATCCATCTGATCATGTGTGCCTTTTTCAAGTGGCTTATAATCTAATATATCCCCCATGTCATCAGTATAATCTTTAAGCATTCTCATTGGCATCTTCATATATTTGTATGCATGATCACCATCATGATCTCTTTGTAAAGTCACACGTAAATCAAATGTATTGATATGTGTAATTCCAGCCATATCTGGATTTAATATTCTTTCAACACGCATTAAAGGTTGATCCTTTAACATCTTTGGTATTGCATTCATACTCATGCCCAACTGAATATCATATTTAGCAGCAGCCTGTCTAAATTTTTTCTGTAATGCAAAATCTACTTTCTTTGAATATCTCTTTTGTCTTGGAAAAGTATCTCCTGAAAGAAGATGAATCAAATCACCATAAGTCATATCTCTAGCCACACCTGCTTGATCTTTAAGATGGTTTAAAACAGCTTCCATTCCTTTAACTGTCTTAGGATTTACTCGATACTTTCCAGTTTTTGAATCTAATTCCCCAATCCATTCATCAGGGTTAAGACCTTCAACCTGACCTACCTTTGCTTTAATAATTGAATTCTGCATTTCAAGGAATGAGCTATGCATTTGAAGCTTACCTTCTTTATTAAAAACAAAAAATAAATCCAGTCCTGTCTCTGGATCTCTAGCTATAAATGGAATATCAGCAATGGTTCCAATTTCCTGCCTGGATAATTTATCAGACATTGTAGCTCCTCCATATTGATATACACTTCTAGCCTGCCACCTCATTGGCTGATCAGGTAAAGGCTGACCATGACTACCTGCAGGATCAAGATTTATAAAGTTAGCATAGGAAGGATTCCTTAGAGTATTTTCAAAGTCAGGAGCAATTATACTTTCTTCTCCATGAGGAGTAGGTCTTTTGCTAAGAATATCATAAAACTCTGACTGCAGCAACCTCATCAATGGTCTTTGTACTAAAATATTCCCTTCTCTTGCTCCAAACCTGATAAGTTTTTCAGTTAAAGTATAACTGTCTGTAGTTAATGCTTGTCCTGCTTCCTCCTGCCTTATCTGGTATAAAGCTTTTAATAGATTACCTCTAGCAAAATCTTTTTGACTATTAACATTACCCATTTTCTCAATAAGCTTATCAATCTTATAAAGTTGTCTAGCATGCTTTAAATGTGTAGTATTTTGAAAGTCAAACATAGAAGATGAATAATTAACCCCAGGATCTGAGTGTGTAGTGAATGATATGCCCATACTTTTATAAGGAATATTAATTAAGTTAGACTTATTCATCCCAATTGTTGGATCTGCAAGCCTGGATTCCCAACCCTTCGCTAAGGGCATACGTGTATCCAGCGTAAAAGGAGTTACTTTCCCTAGATTTAAAGTCTTTGCAACAGTCTTACCTACCAATAAGTCAATTCCCAGCCCATCTAAAACTTTAGATACCTCTGGATGGAATACAGTAAAACCTTTACCGAGCACATCATTATCCATTATTATAGTTTTCATTCCATTCCAGTCACCTCCACCCTTCAAATTCTTCCATGAATCATGTGTACCTGTACTGGCAATCTTATTACCATCTAAAAAGAAAGATTCAAGACTGGTATATTTTCCTTTATCAATACTTGTAATAAAATTTGCTAATATCTTTCTCCCACTTGAACCTGGAGCAAGAACTGTAGACGCATTCTCTCTCTCTAATTTAACAATACTTCTATTTCTAAAAACATGATCATTTGATGTATCTATCTCATCATTAATAACACCAAGTGTATACCCATCTCTCAATGCTTTTCTAGCACTATTTCTAATGGAAATACCTGGGCCATTCTCAGCCTGCCATTCCAATGCTTGTCTTGTAACTTGGGTTGTTGTTCCTCCGTCAGTTAAGAAGCCTCTCTTGAAGCTATTAAACTCCATCTTGCCCCTATCAATATCCATTCTATTCATCATCTCATCAAACATAGGGCCCATTGTTCTATTAAAATGAACAAATAACATCTTTAATCTTAATGCACTGTTTGAACTTTCTTGATTTAATAAATGCTTAAAACCTTTCACTAATGCATCTTGTCTTTTAGTATTCCCAACAAGTTTGCTATCATACTGAGCAAACTTTTCAGCATATACTGTACTAAAATCATCATGAAGCAAGTCAATATTCTCTTTTGTCTTTGGAAAAATAATACGCATCCTCGGACTTAATCTCATATACACTTTAGTACTTTCTTTAGCACCAGTTTCGTCAGCAATAATTCGTTGTAAATCTTCAATCTTAAGCTTAAAGCTTGATGATCTCATCTCCTCATAAGCGTCTTTCATAACTCTCATATCGACAGGTATAGCATTATCAATAAGATTCTGCATTACTATCCAGTTACCCTTAACATCCCTTGAGTCATCAATGTTAAGAGTTTTATTCCTGAGCTTCATTGTTCCGTCTAGAATAATAAACTGATATTTCTTACCTGGATTGTTAGAAGTAACTCCCTCTCTATCTAAAGTCCTGGTTGATAAAGAATACCTTGTAGGCTTTTCATCAAATTTTGCTACATCATGATCTAATGTAAATACCTCCCTATTTACTCTTCCAAATATTGCCTGTACTAATGGTAAAAGTTCTTTAGTTTTAAACTCATCCATTGCTTCACTTCTTTTTATTGAATCTTTATGCTCTGCTCTAATATCTGCATATACTGTCCTGTCAAGTAAATCTCTAAAAAATGTAATACGATTTATTCTATGAGGATTAATAGTATTATCGTAAGCATCAGAAACATCTAAAATAAATTGATTATCTATTTCATTAGGATTATCTTTGCTTCGTACGGAAGAATACTTCAATAGTATTTCCTGAAAACTTATAGGTCTTTCATGCTTCAGCTTTTCAGACTGCATTTTCTCTAATATATCTACAGAAAGATCGTCATAAGTACCCTTATGAGTATTGAGTCTTCCCATTTGTTTTACAACAGCATCTATTGCATCCTTTGCATCTCTCCAATTACCAGACTCATTAAAAGTATTCACTAGCTCTTCTAAAGAAACTTCCTTAGAAAGCTTATTTCCTAGAAGAACACGAAACTTTTTGCTTATTGAATTAAGCATTCTCTCCCCATCTATTGGAGCTACATTTGGATCTGCATTTATGAGCTGATTATGTATCTTAACAAGTAAACCATCCAGCAATGTCTTTGCTCCAAAATCTACATTCATCTCTTCTTGAAGCATTTGATCCCAAGAATATACTATCTCTCCATACCTATCTAGACTTTCCTGTCTTGCTTTAAGATCCATTCCCCTCAGATCTCCAATCCCCTGCTTCAAGGTTTCTACTAGACCTCCCAATTCCTCAGCTTTCTCTGGACTAAGCTTATTCTCTGCCATCAATGTCTTATATATAGTATCAGCTTCTACTAAAGCTAAATCTAACTTCTCTTCATCAACTGTTTTTCTAGAACTTTCCACTTCACTCTTAATTGATTTAGCCAAATCAGTTAAAGTACGTATGTTAGTTACCAGCATTCCATCTTTCCCAAGTCCTGATAATGTACTCCCAATATTATCTACAAAATCTTTTACCTTACTATTGGTAACTTCCTTCGCAATTCCAATCCACTCTGTAAGATCAACATCTCTTGGCCTTTCAGATATATCACGTCCAACCATTTCTGGTGTAAAAAGATTTTTAACTTCAAGCACAGCTTTCTTTACAGCTTCAGCAGTCTCTACTCCTTCAGGAGTTCCATTAAAAGCTTCTTCAATTGCTTTTTCATCTGGAAATTGAATTCTATGTACACCATCAAGTTTGGTTTTTATGAGTCCAGCCTCTCTAGCTCTTTCAAAAGCAGTAAAGGCCAGCTTATTTCCACCACTAAATAACCTAGCTGTAAATGATTCTAAACCTTTCCCATACATATCCAGCTGCCAGTCACGAGGAAGTCTTTTCCATAGCTCTGTTACTTCTTTTGCAATTTCCTGCACATTCTTAGATTCTATGTCTCTCTTTGTAACAGCAGATTTATTACCACCAATATTTTTAATTAGGTCATAGACTGGCTGTATGGCTTCCAAAGCCTCTGCATCTTTACCAATAATGTCACCTTCAGTCTTACCAGCAATTTCATTTGCAAATATACTATCATGAAGTCTGCCATTCACACCAAAGATATTTATAATGCCGTCTCTTATAGTTTTATTTGATTGCTTGTCTGTTGGAGTGTTAGTAACAATCTTATATAAATCATCTTTTGCTTCAATACCACCAATGATCTTTAAACCTCTAAGAAATATATTATCTCCAAAACTCATAATAGTATTATGACCAACATGCTTACTATTGAGATTAATCAGATGACCTTCAAGTCTTTCCCCAAGAGTATTATCCCAATCTTTTAAAGTCATTCCTCTTTTTCTTGCTACCTCACCTATATCTACTGGATCATCTATGACATCAATGCGTAACTCAGCAGACCAATCATAAATTATTTTCTGAATCTCAAGAAGATGAGGTAAGCTCACCTCATCAGGACCATTTATTTTTTTAATGAATGCTCTTGGTTTTTGTCCTGGCTGACCACGCTCAACAGCAAAAGGAATCCCATGAGAAGATGCAATATCTTCAAGTATAGTATAATAGTCTTCTGAAATCTCAGCTCTTGCTTCTTGAGTTATTGCTACCTGAAGCTCATTAGGATTTATTTGATCTATAGATTTATTACCAATCTTAAGAGTACCAAGACTACTTTTTAACATATCAAGAGCTTTAGGATTCATTTCCTCTATACGAATTGGATTAAAACTTATATCCTGAGATTTCTTAAGTGTATTATAAAGACCAAGCAAATGCTCAACTTTTTTATACTTATCAGGACTAATAGTTTCTCCATTATTTCTCCACTGAACCGTATCACCAATAAAAACTCCATCAAAAAGTTTCATTATATCTTCAGATACAGGAGTATGCCCATAGACAACTCCACGATTACTTATAAGCTCTTGTTCTTTTAATATATTAAGTGTATTTGAAAGCTTTGAATGGTCTACCTGAAGACCTTTTAATGCTGCTTCCATTCTCCCATACTCATTGGATATATAACCTCTCTTACCTGCATGATCCCAGGCACCCCTTCCTTTTGTCATTAAAGCACCCATGAAAAAATGAGCAGATAGTTCTTGAGGAGATAACTGCTGAAAGTCTCCATTATATATAGACTGAGCATTCATAAAAAGTATACCTGTGCCCATACGTGGAAGTGATTGTACAAGATCTGAAAAGTAATTCTTCCTGAATCTACCAGTAAGCTCTTTAGAAACTGCAAGTCTCATCTTATTCAACAAGCCAACTGCATGCTCAGGGGGCATATATCCTTCAGTTCCAGCTTTTGTCTTAATACTACTTAATATCCCTGCTGATCCATGATAATTTCTTCCTCCAACTGTCCAGAATCTATTTCCAAGCTTATTAAAATTTTCCATATTTATATTAGGACCACGCATATTGAACTCCAAAAGACTTTTAACCAGCTTTTCTCCACCTTCCATCTCTGCCATCTTTTTATAGTTAAGCTTTTGATATCTTGAAAAATAATATTTAATACCACGACTTAATGATTCTTTTCCACCCAATCCTATACCTCTTATAAGTGGAAATCCTAGTGCCATTACAGCTGTACGACCAGCTATATCTCCATACTGCATAGAAGTCCCATGCTGCATAGACTTAATCTTTTCTGTGCCAAGAGCATGCAATCCCATATATAAATAATCATTAGCTGCCATTCCTAAATACTTAGATACTCTCCCTGGATCTCCTCTTCCTATAAATCTTGAAACCCACTCTCCTGCATCATTAACATATCTTCCTTTCTTTAACTCTCCAACAAACTCCTTAGACAGAACTCTACTTCGTTGTTCAAAATTTGCTATCTTAGAATCTTTTAGTATCTTCCCTATTATATTCTGACTTTGTGCCCTTAAGTGAAATTCTGAATTCCTAGCAACCATCTCATCTGCATTAAGGTCACGCAGTCTGGATATTGAATATTTATCCTTTAACTCACGAGGTAATTGTTTTTTAAACTGAGAGTTAAGCTTCTTTACTATTGCTGTTGGAAGAGCTCCTGAGTTTTCAAGGTTATTTGCTATTGCAGTAGCAACCCTACCATCTTTCTCAATTAGATTTTTTGCTGCCTGTCTTATATATCTATTACCACCTAAAGCTTTGGTAGCAATACGACCACCCCTTCCAAGCAAGGCAAATGGCCCTACGAAAGGAGCAAATAAGGAAAGACCCTCACCAGTAACCCAGCCAGCCTTCTCCCAATCATTCATATCATCCCACAGCTTTTCTTCTGGCTGTTTAGTAACTTCTCTTACAGCTTCAAAACCACTAGCTCCCCACGTTAATCCACTAACACCACCCCAAAGCAAGTTACCAAAGAAATCAAGAGCTGCATTATCACTGGCAACCTCTTGAGCTACGCCAGTTCTTGCTAAAGGTGTTAATGCTCCACCAAAATAATCTACTTCTATATCTTGTGGTTTTTTACTAGAGCGATCTCTTTCCAGTTGAAGCTGGTAATCTTCTAATGTTGGTATATGTTCAGAAGTATGAGGCATCTATTATTCTTTAGGTAATCGTTGTTGCATAAAATAATCTCTTCTATCTTCTTCAATAAAGTTATCTATTAACTGATCTTCCTCTGATGCAACAGGATCATCTTCAAATATCATATCCATTATTCCAGGTATATATTGTGATGCATTATAGAGGTCTAAACCAGCAGAAACAAGTGCAATACCACCAGCTACTGATGACATCCACTCTGGAAAAACTAAACCTGCAGTACCAGCAGTTAATTTAAGAGCCAAACCTGGCATACGATTACCTAAAAACTTTCCAAGCTTTAAAGCAACATTGGGATTTTTTAATAGTCGTGCATTTATTTGTGCCCATGTCTTTGTACCTTTTTCACCAATATGCTTTGATAATGACTCAACAAGTTCTTTCTCTACCACTTGTGATGCTTTAGTAGATGCTAATACAGCCTTTTTCTCTAATGCACTTGGTACAATTGTCTTAACAGGCTTAAGCTGAGGATGCTTTCTTAATTTGCCTGTAGTAGTCCCCTTCTTAAATCCAGGCGTTTTCTCCATTACTTGTTTTACTACTGTTTTTCCTTTATATGCACCTGGAGCTCCAGCATCTATCACTGTCTTATAAGCAGCAACACCAGCTTCCTCAACAAGCTTAGGAAGAACATGATGTGCCATCCCTGTTTTGACATGCTTTGTTATAAGATTAGTTAGAGCAGGAAGTCCCTTATAAGTACCCCAAGCTGCTCCCCCTCCAGCTATACCAGTACCAATATCTATATATTTCTTTTCAAGCCCGCCCCTACCTTCTCCACCTGGGATAGACTCAAGAAATTTTCTTCCTAAGATTGAACCAGCATCAGCTGCATGTGTTGCCAGCATAAATGCTAATGACTTTGAGCCTGAAAGTCTTGTAGCCTTATGTCCAAAAGCTTTAAATGATTCTGGCATACCAGGCATTTTTTTAGCTAGTCCTAATAATTCTCCAGCACCTATTGCTATTGCTGGAATCAAATAATCTGATGTTTCTTCTCTAGGTTCTACTCTCCCCTCATCACCAGTACCTGTATCAGCTACTGTTGTATCTCCTGTACTGCCAAAAGGATCAAGCCCAAAAGATTTTCTATAAGATTCTAATCCACCACCAAGACTTGTATCAACCCCTGTTGTGTCTCCACTAATACGATTTAATGAATCCAATTGTTTGGTTGTATCATCTATAAACCAATTATCTTTCCATCCCATTATTGACTCCTATTTTATATTTCTTCTAGTGACCAATGCCACCATTCTGTTTCATGCGGAACTAACCCTATGCTTCTTAAAACTTCTGCAACTTCAGGTTTTTTCATTTCAAGAGTTTGTGCTAAATCAAAAGCATATCCTATAGTATGAAATGATCTATCTGGATCTGCTACCTTAGGACCTTTCTCTCCACCAGCTAACCATTTCTGATATGATTCTTTTTTAACTCCATAATCTACGAGTGTATCAGCAACCTGAAGATCTATTCCCATATCTTTCAATATACTTTTTGCCTCTATAAACTTTTCTGCCATTGGTTCTGCTAATCTAATCCTTGCTTTTCCTTCTGCTAATACACTTGTATAGCCAGTGTCTGCAGTAACATCAACTATACTATAACCACTTTCAGTTAACCTACTACGAATACCTATTACGTCTTTTTTACTTTTTTTTTTTTAATATTCATATGTAATGAATCATAAACTCCTTTAACATTACTATTTATTTGGGAATCATCTAAGTCTGGATTTCTCTCTATATAAAGACTTTTTATAAGTTTTTGTCTTTCCTTATCTCCAAAAAATTCATCTAAATTTTTCTCAGTAATCTCACCTGGATATTTAGACATGTAACTTCCTTTAATTGCTAGTTCTAAAGAAAGTTTTGATTCTCCATGTGATGCACCCCTAGGAGTTATGTCCCCTGCCTCATCATACTCAGGAAAAATAAATTGATCAGGTTTTGATACATCAAAATTTAAATTGTCTAACAAGTACTGTCTGAATCTTGCCCTAGCTTCTGGTAGACTTTTCATTTTGTCGGAATTATATATTCCTTCCATCTTACTTGTAAACCTGAGTAAACCTAAAGCGTCAACACCTGTGCCCTCAATATAACTGCTAAATAGAGTATAAGTATCAGCAATTTCTGTATAAAAAGGCTCTATATCAGTTTTTTCAGTTATTTTTCCTCTTTCGGGAGAAAGAATACTTCCTAAAGTATGTGTTCCATCAGGAGTTGGAAATAAATTAACAACTGTCTTCTTAAATGCTTCTTTTTTTATATCTCTATTTTCAAGCTGTGTATAAAGAGCTTTCATATTTGTCATAAAATCACTTTGTGCTAGAGTATTTTGTATGCGAGTTACTTGAGTATTAAAATCTATCTTTTCATATCCTGCTGCCTGAGCTTTAGACTTTGCATGAAGAAGATTCATCGCTTCTATTACACCTGGAGAAGTAAACTCAGGTTGTTGAGTCTGCCATTTACTTATTAATTCGATTGCTGTCTCTAATCCTTTGGCATCTTCTTTGCCAATAAGCTGAGGAGCTATAGCCTCTGGTGTAAAATCTGGACCATCCCATACCCCTGGAGTTCCCTCTTCCTTACTTAATGCAGGAATAAAACTTTTAACTCTATTAATAAAATTAACCTTATCCATCGCTTCAGAAGTTTTTTCTGCATAGAAATCAGTTTCAGCCTCTTTGTCAAATATGCTATTCCTATACATACCAGCTATATCTTTGGCAACTTTTCTAACTGGTCCAGTATAGTTTACATTTGTACCAGATTTTCCTTTTCCTACAAGATTTCCAAGCATATCTTTTGCCTCTCGATAATCCTTCTTTTCTTGTCTCAGATCATAAGAAGCAGATCTCAATTCATCCGAAAGCAGAGCTAATGCATAAGTTTCTTTCTTTTCTTTTCTGTCCAGTTCTTTATCATACATTCTAGATAGTAAATCTATTACCTCTACAACTGGATCTCTAGGAATAGTACCAAAAGATGCTTTAAAAGCACTGCTTAATGTTGCTGCTGCCATAGCTATTTTTCTTTTTCTACTTTCTGTAGTATGGTATCAAACAGACTTCTCTGTGCTCTCTCCCATTCCTGCTCTGTTCCATATATATCTTGTCTTAAGCCTCTTGCAATACCTGCCTGTTGTTGACCTAATTTTTGTTGACCTAATGCCCATTTCTGTTCATAGCCCATTTGACCAGTGGCTAATCTTTGAAATAAACCCATCTCTCCTTTTTTTAGAGCCTGCTGATATGCTGTTTCACCACCTGTTATAGCCTGCTCATAACCTAACTGCCCACCTGACATAGCCTGTTCATATGATGATCTACCTGCTTGCATACCTCTACCATACTGTTGTCTAATATCCCTTAAAGCACCAAGCCCCATTTCTGTTGCCTGTCCAGATTGGGCCATTCCACCTCTACCAATAGCTGACATAGCTCTTCCTCCTTGAAGTAATCCTGATCTTGCTCCAGCACCAAGTTCACCTCTTTTTAATCCCCAAGTTTCTCCTAGTTGTCCACGTTTTTGCTGCCAAGTTTCTCCTAGTTGTTGTTGTTTCTCTTCCCAAGTCTTTTCTAATTGTCCTAGCTGTAATTTAGAAGCTTCTTTAAGCTGTCCTTTTTGTAATCCCCAAGTTGCTCCCAATTGTTCTCCTGCCAAATCCCAAGTTGATTGCAAATCTGCAGTTTCTGCCTTAGCACCTGCTTTAAGCTCCTCTCTCTCCCAACCTTGATAGGGATCGAACATTGTTTTGACTTCCTGCCAATCTTTCCATGAACCACCAGCTGTCTCGTAGTCCTTCCAAAAACCAAGACTATCAACAGTTAAAGGCTTACCAGTTGCTATTGAGCTATATGCCACAGGTCCTCCACTTTTTTTTTACCATGTTCTTGTGCAGGTCCAGGACCTAAATATTCTAAATCTTCAGGCAATATACCATATACAGCTGTATGACCAATACCCCTGAGAACATTCCACCATTCTGATAGCTTGCTTGCACATGCAATCTCTCCAGAATACTCATAGCCCTCATTATGTATCTCTACATACTTCTTAAGGGAATCATCCCATTCAAATACTGCTTTAGTAGTAATATGCATACTATTTAAGTATTCCTTCTAAAAAGTCAGGATCTATAGATTCTTTAGCTGTGTTAGATGTTGTTGGTTGATTCTCAAATACTAACTCACCCAAAGTTTTTTCTGACTCAGCTGAAGCAAATAAACCTGGATCCCAATTCCACGGATCAAACTCTTCTACCCCTCCCCAGCCTTTAGTAAATTTTCCACCACCACCTACATAAGCTTGTAAACCTACTTTTCCTATGTCTGCAAAATCTTTTTGATAATCCTCTCTATCCATAGTCTCAAGTCCACGCTGTTCTGCAAGTGCCCTACTTCTTCCTGACTGCTTATGCCATTTACCAAATTCACCTTTACCTGTAGTCATACCTACATCTTCTGTTCTTTGACCTTCTTTCTGCCAAGGTTTCCAACCTCCACTTTCCCACTCTCTACCTTTACCCCCAATAAGCTTACCTAATGCATAGCCGCCTACCAAACCCAGAGGACCAAGGGCTAACGAACCAAGCAAACCTAAGCCACCACTCCACCAGGATTTTCTCGTTGCCTCTACCTGTCTTGCCCTTATTGCTGCAGCATACTCATCTTCTAATCTTTGTTGTTCTGCAACTTTTTCTTGTTGATAATCAGCGAGAAATCTTGATCTTCCTGCACCATAAACTGCCATGATATTACCTCTTTTTATTCATTCTAAGTTAAAAACTTTATTCCTAAAAACATAAAGCTTTTATGTTTACTGTAACTAAACACGATCTAATACTTTCTTATATAATATATCTTTATACCTCACATACTCCACTACACCCTCTGTAGTTGACCTCAGTATTGGAATTCCTTCTTTCAATTCGCCAATAAGAGGAGCACCACTTTTAACTTGCAATCTCTCTTGTTTCTTATGTAAAGCTATTCTTTCTTGTCTAGTCATATTATTTCACTGGCTTTAATCTATATACTATTGATATATCATTAATTTCAAAATTAGCTGGTGTAGTTCCATCACTAAAAAATCTTAATCTTAATGAATAACAGTTAGATACACTCAATGTTATCTCAGTTGTTACCCAATCAGTTACAGCAGATGTCACTGGCAATTCAGAACCAGCCTCAGTATATGTATCCTGATCTCCATCAACAGCATAAGACGTTTGAATATTACTGGCAGAACCTCTATGTGTAACATAAATCTTATATATCTTTTTCCTTTGTCCAGGTTGACCAAAATCTATATCTTTTGTTTTAATATCAACAGCAGACGATGTATCACTTGCATCATCCCATTTTAACATAGTACCAGATGTATGAGCATATACTAAATCACCATTCCAATCTGTAATAAAATTTGTTTTAGCTTGATCTGTAATAGTAGCATCAGCTCCCTTAACCCATGACTGAGTTACCATATCATATAAAAAAGTAGCACCACCTCCATTTGTAGTAATATCATCTACAACAAGTAACTGTCTTTTCTTTGGTAAATATCCAATCATAGGTTCATAAGTAGTAAATGTTGCCCATTCACTTTCCTTTATTATCTGTCTTCCTTGCTTCTCAAGTAAATTAAGTACTTGCTTTCCATCATATAAATAGCATCCAAACTTATTTACCCACGCAATACCAAAATCAGTCTTACATGTAGCAGCTGGATGAGAAACTCCTTTATGCATAAAAGTATCTTCTAAAAATTCTATCTCTTGTGATATATTAATCAAATGCATCTTATTTTTCTTGAACTGAAGTATCCTATCTGCATATTCCTCAAGCTTAACAATACTGTCTCCATCTCTAACACTGGCTTCAATAATTCTTTTTAATGGAAATACATCAAACTTATTAACAACAGACTTTATCATGGCATCTCCCATTGACACAGTAATATCATCTACATTCTTAGTCTGTACATTCCCTATATATACCATCCTATTAGCAACAACAGCAGTCTTAAACTTAGCAGAGATAGAATTCTCTTTCTGTGATATTCCACTCATAATTTCAAATATATTAATTGTATCAGGAGTAGTAATTTCATGCTTTACCTGAACATATGGACCATCTAGAGCACCCGAAAGAGCAGGTGCAGCCATATCTTCCCATCTATCTCCAGTCACATCAGTAGAATCATCAAAATCATCCCATAATCCATCCCAATCTTCCCAACCAAATGTTGGTATTTCAACTGCAGTCCATGCATCATAATCATCAAACAAGCCAATACGACTACCATCTCTCATATTAATGTCAATAAGAAGATTCCAATAATTATTTGTATCAGCTTCTCTATAGTATATTCTTGCTCCTGTTAGTCTTTCATTATAAGGAGATGTAGCCCAAATATGAAAAGTAGGAAGCTTATTCGTATCAGTAATTATAAGATTACCAGTCAAAGTAAAAGGAAGAGATTCCTGATTTCCATCATAAATAAATGTAGATGCTAAATCATAAGTAGCATTATCCCAATCTGAATCTCCAGTTCCATACTCAATGAAAACATTAAAACCATCACCTGCTGGTGGAAATATTAAATAAGGATCTTCAGTATCCCACCCAGTAACTGCTTCAGTATCTATTGAATTATCATTATTATGATCTGTTACAGCAACGGCAACTGCCTCAGCAAGATTAAGAACCAGATGATCAACTATAACATCACTTGTATTTGCAAAATTCCCACTAGATGTCAAAAGTGTTGTAGGATCGCTTTCTTCTGAAGATGTTCCAGCAAGGACATCACTCATACCACCAACTATTCCTTCTGTAGGAGAAGCTATTTCCTGATCTTTACTAAACCACCCATCATATGTATCTACATAGGGTGATCCTATATTAAAATGAAGCCTATCAATATATCCATACCACTTATTTGTATTACTAAAAGTTCCATCACTTACTCTTAATGCTCCATCTACAACATAAAAAGCAGGCTTCATACCTGAAGCTGTGCCTAAATCAATTCTTGAAGCAGCACTCCATTCTCCTGAGCCATCACCAGTCTTTGCATATATATGAACATCAGCTCCACCATCAGTATCAGCTAAAGCTAAATAATCATCTCCAGTTTCAGCCTCAGAGCTACCAGCATCTTCCCCACCCACTCTATCATGGCTAAACTGGAATAAGCCATATCCAGGATTAATAACAACAGTTGGATTACTAGTAGCATCATGAGCAGTAGTACCACCCATAGTCCTGATCTTACCTACCTCATCCACCATTATATCAGTAGCAGCAGACAGTTCATTAGGTGCTATATCTCTAGGATCTGAATTACTACTCAAACCTCCATGAAACATGTCAATCTTTAGAATCTCTTTAGGCATAAACTACTGTTACCCAATTTAAAGTTGTTGTTACTACCCATTCATAATTAACTGTAGCCATCCCTACTATTAATTTGTCCATGAATTAATCTCCTTTTCTTTAAATTCCATTGTTACCCATCCAGTCCTGATCATAGGAAAGAATGAATATCTTGCATAATCTGCATATCTCAAGAAACTTCCTCCTCTACAATACCATCTTCTATGTAAAGTTTCTTCCTTGTCTTTAACCTTAATTGAATCAATAGGTTTTGCATAAAGTTGGTGGTTATGTCCAAGAAAGAATACATCACCTTCAGAATAGACCGCTGCCATCTTATCAAGTTCCAAGTCTCCATTCTTAGCTCCGCTCTTTCCATGTCCTGATACAAGTGTCCATTCCTTCTTATTAACAATTATCTTTGTATATCCAGGAAGTCTGTAATACGGAACTGACAAGCTTTCAGCCATAACTTTCGACACGTCAAATCCAAGAATGTTAGCTGAACGTATATAATCATGGTTTCCTCCACGAATAAATAACAATTTATCAGCAATCTTTTCAATCCTTTTAATAAAGCTGAGATGCTGTTCATCAGGCTCCATCTCCTGACCTCTCTGGCTAATCTTATAGTGTGGTGGTATAAGTTCAATATTGTCTCCATTTAGAAACCACCTTGCATCTGGATCTGAATCGACTTCATCAATAAGATCATTAAACTTCCTTGTATGATGTTCATTTGCTCCATGATGTATATCAGTTGCTCCATGTAATTTAAAAGGCTTCTTTGATTTGTAATATAAAACCTTGCCTGGCTCTATTGACTTTGGTACTCCATTTTCTTCCTGTATCGGATAAGAAGAATATTTTGAACAAGCATTGCATACTATCTCTTGAATCCTTTTGCCATTCATCCTGATCTTGATGCCATCTTTCCGAACACTTCCTGATCTGCAGTACGGACATATCATATATTCTCCTGACTATACCCTTAACTCAAAATGGGGAAAGTCATCAAACTTATTATCATCTACTTCAAAATTCTGATTCCAATCTCCTCCCCATCTTAACTCTATTCCCATCTGGTTTGCTACTCCAAGTACGAATCCAGCAAACAGATGAAACCTTTCCCTGTCATTCCAATCAATAGGATAAGGAACAACATCGCAAGCCATAGAGGGATATTTATTATGACGCCCAGCGGGATACTTAACCTTACTCTTACCTTCGTCATAAAACTTGTTTTGCTTAATCTGGTCCCTATGACCTTCAAGTACAGAACAATCCACCGTCTTGATAACTTCATTGAATACCTTTACAAGTCTTTCATCACAAGTCTCAAGTGCATTCTTAGACCTCTTTCCGAACCTAGGCATTAGTTATCTGATCTCAATCCACGCAGAAACTCCTGTAAAGTATGCGAAACTACATTATCCAATAAATCCACGAACCAAGGCTCAATGTACTTATTCCAAAACTGTTTCGTAAACTTCCATTTTGACATGCCCAAGGTCATTGCTACACCTGCTGAATACCCTAGAAGCCCTGTTTTTGCCTTTATTTTGCTATTAGGAATGCGTTTCAGTGCCCAAGCGACACCAAGTCCCGCTACACCCCCGATTGTCCATTGTATGGCTGTTACCCCTAACTTTGCAGCTGCCCATTCTAACATTATAATACTCCTATTGCTACGGTTATCATTATTAACAATATTGCCATACCACCAGTCATCCAGTTTTTCCAACCTTCAAGACTGGTAGTACGGCTATTAATCTTGCTGAGTTCTATCTCACTTCTCTCTACTATAGTCTCAATCCTTACTATTCTACTCTTTAAATCTTCTCTATATGCAACTACTTCTTTATTATTCATTCCTTGTACCCATTCAATATTCTTCCTTCCATCCTTATCATTATTCTTTCAAGTCTTTCAATTCTTTCACCAAACCTGCCAAGAGACTTCCCTTTTGATTCTTCTTCTTTTTCACT